GGGGGCGGGGGAGGCGGGGGCGGGGAAGAATCGCCACCACCAAAGAAACTAGAAATAACGCCACCCATAATTTTTACCTCACTATTGAATAAATGTCATAGTCGCTCCGGTCAAATCCATACTGTGGCAATGTTGCCTCATATGTGAACCCGACCACCTCGGCCCATCTTCCGGCCATCGTGTCGGACGTTTTACAGAAACATTGGACTCTATGTAACTTTAGTGCATCCATGATGGATGCGTGCTTGCGTTTTACTTCACGGGTCAGCCCGAAAGGATTGTTTTTCGCCATCTTGTGCAGGACTGTCCATGCTTCCCCGACCCCATGCCAGACCTGGGCAATACCACCGACACCACAGACTCGGCCATGTACCAATGCCGTGTAAGCCTGACCGGCGGATGCCTGATCCTGGAACCTCTTGGCTGGGTTCTGCACCCAGGAGTATTCCTTCAGATCAAGCAGCACCAGATGTTCAGGCTTGAACTCAATCAGTTCAAAAGTCGAAGACATCGAAATCCCCAACCACCGTCTGAGCCAGCACTGTTTTGTTATTGGAGTGCTTGTTTCTGGTCAAGGCCCGGTGTTCCCCGCCGCCCAGGCACATATACCCATAGGCATCCCCGACGTGCGAGTGCGCTCCCTTGTCCGGAACGTCGCGGAACCGCTCTCCCCCGCCGGCAGCCGCCACCCGCTTGAAGCAGTAGCCACCAGAAAGGGATTTCCTGAGCATCTTGCAGTGTCGATCCACCAGCAGACCCGGCTTGCCAAGAATCATCCGGTTCATGGGGGCGGCCCCGGCCTCCCGACGCACCTTGAAGTCGTTGCTGGCAGTCGGTTGCGCTCTCAGCTCCAGTGTCTTCAAGTGATCGAATGCCGTCACCTCGTAGATCTCGTCCCGTTTCATACCTGCCGGGTCACCCCAGACGAAGACCTCGTACTTTGGGAACCTGGTATTCAGTTCTGAGAGCAGGATCTGGCCGAAACGCTCCAGACCCATGTCGAAAGTGACCAACTCATGCACGATGCGCCATTGGCCAGACGGAGTTCGCTGCCCAAACACAGCCGCCGGGGTCAAGCCAAAGTCAAGCCCAATATGCAGCGGGTAGGAAATGTCCGGTTCGATGTCGGATGCCATGAGTTGGTCATCGTATTCATGCCAGACCGGCTTGCCCTCCTGCACATAGGTGTATTTGTTCTGGGCATAGCACCGCAACCAGTCCAGTTGCTTGCCGCCGATCATCTGCTCATAGTAACCAGGGGGCAGATTGGGGATGTTCTCGGCAGCCGGGTTCAGTTTCCACCATTTCTGGGCGGCAAAGTGGTAACCCTTGAATTCTGGGCGATCCTTTGGAACCTCTTCTGGATCAACCTCAAGGATCGCCCCCGGCTGGGAGTAGAAGTTCCAGGCGAACTTCCCTCGGATGGGTTCCTTCTCGGCCAGACGATGCCACCAGTGGTCATCATCCATACTGTTGGTATCCATCCAGATGCCTCGCCAGGTGCATCCGCCATTCTTCTTGACCGGGTATCGCCCAACCCGGTGAGTCAGGCCCTCAATCACCTGGATCGGGAGTTCCCTGGCCTCGTTAACGAACGCCCCGGTGAGTTCCAGGGAGAGCAACTTGCGTACATCCTTGGGCTGATCCAGGGCCAGGAAGATCACCTCGCAGTCAATTCCGCTGGCTCCATCCCTGGCCGGCAGTTTAATGTGGTGCGAGATGGGCGGAGACCACCGCATTGGCCCCCATGTATTCTCTGGGAAGATTTCCTGCCAGGTCTTGATGGTGGTTGTCTTCAATTCAGGATAGGAGTTCCGCACGATGACGAACCGGGTATACCGGATGTTGTCGATAGGGGAAGGTTTCTGCTTGACCGCACGCAGGATGACCTCCGCGCACGCGGCATAGGACTTCCCGCCCCCGACCGGCCCCCGAATACCCCGCACAAAAGCATTGTCATGCAGAAACTTCCAGAGCGTTGGGGCTGATTGGAAGTTGAGATTCAGACCATTGGCAATGTCGGTCATCAATGAACCTCTTTGCTTTGGTCGGTGGTAACTGCATTGCGGTCTTTAATCATCTGGATGTACCAGGCCAATGTGGTGGTAAGTGGTGAGGAAAACTCAGTCCCGGTGACTCGTATCCCCCTTTCATTTAAGTCACTCATAAGGGCCTCCATAATCAGACAAGAGAAAACCATAGACTCATCGTCTGCATAAAATCCCTCCATCCCGGTGGAAATAATCGGGACATATGTCCTCTCCTCTTTGGGGTTCATTCTTCCTCCTTTAGGTCTTTAATGGTCTTTTCCAGTTTCTTGATGGTTCTCCTGAGTTTATTGTTCTCTGAGTGGAGGTTCTGAATTGTGTTTTCTTTGCCGGTGAGTGTTGTCACCAGAAGACTGTTGCGATCAATCAACTCCCTCTGCTTGACCACAATATCCTTCCAGTAGTCGCGCTCCTCAAGAGCAATGATTATTTCCTTCTTCTTGACTTCATCCATTAGTGGCCTATTTGTTGTGTCGGTCATGTCCCAGTACTCCCGATGCCACCCTCACCCCGTGAAGTAGGCACAAACTTGTCAGTCTCCACCAGACTGGCGCGCAGCACCGGCATGATGACCAGTTGAGCAATGCGCTCCAGCGGATCGATGGTCAGAATGTTCCGGTGATTGTTGCGGCACAGCAAGATGATCTCGCCCTGGTAGTCTTCATCGATGACCCCGACAGTGTTCTGCAAGGCAAACCCACGCTTCCCAAGACTCGACCGAGGCAGCAGTAGTCCGACCATCCCAGTTCCACCGCTCCCAATGTGAATCGATATCCCAGTGCCGATCTCGAAAGTAGCCCCCGGCCCCAGAATAGACCGGCCCTGCATCTTCATCCCGTCCATGCTGCACGCACGCAGATCGATCCCGGCACTCCCTGGTGTTGCGTATTCCGGCAGAGACAAACGCTTGTCTTTAACGATGGCATACATATTCAGACCAATATCCACCTGGTCTATTATCCGTTTCTTGTTCATGTTCAATCCTTTATGTGGTTTTGTTCAATCAGTTCCTCGACAACCTCTTTGTACTCTGCCGGTAAAGTATCAGGGCCATGCATATTGATCCCAATGACCGAGGGCCGGTTCTCTCCCTCGTCATGGTTCTCCAACAGACCAGCAGCTTTCGCCAGCACCCTCAAAGCGGAATTCTTGTCATACAACTCAATTTCCAACGTCTGGCCATCCTTGGTTTTTGTGACCTTAATCTTCTTAATCGCTTTTAGTGCGTGCAAAGGGATAGATTTCGGGGGCCGAAATACCACATTTCCTTCCTCATCCCAAGAGCAAATATCAGTTATGTTTGAAGCACCTATGGCAAGAAGTTCAGCAAAGATCGCATCCCTGTTTTCAATAGCCTCTTTCATACGACCAATGCGTCTTTTGAGCGGAACCACTCCACCCCAGTATTCCAGCGGCCCGTAATCTTCCTTTTGCATCTCAATACCCCTTCACTTTAGAATGGTAAGTCGTTTTCCATGTCACCAAACGACCCCCCCGTTTCAGCATCCGATTGTTGTTTTTTTGCAACATACGGACTCAGCATCACCATCACCCGTCCCTCATCATCAGGAAGCGGCAGCGCATCAAAGACTATATGTATGCGGTCTCCCTTGGGAAACCCCGCCCCTACCTTGATCCACCGGGTCTTGCCATCCTTCCCTTTACGGGGTGAAACAGCATCAAAACGCTCAGTCATTACATTTTCTCCTTCAACCCAACTCCACAATGCCCCTTAAATGCCCCTAGATCGATCCAGGTTGCACGAACGCACCTTGGGTAAGGGGCATATATACCCAAGGCAGAAATAATCGCTCCAAAAGCCCATAGGACGTTTTGCAGGAAAAATATTGCGTGGTGTCCCCCATCGTATACCCCACATACCGGGGGGGCAAGGGGGGGGTCTGCCGTGGAGCCAGTGCTGGCGCGGGTTTCGGGCAGATCGGCAGGGTGATGCGTTCCTGGCCTGACCGGGAGAGCAGTCGTAACCCATTGATCCACAAGGGTTGTAGGCAGGGTGTAACAG